TCCCTGGGTAAGGAATAAATCCTAGACCGCCTCTCTCAAATGGTAGGAAAAGGTTGTACGTAGTAGGAATATACTTCTTCTCCGTATCGCTGCCCTCTTGCCATCTTGGGTTCCGGGTTTTCAGCATTGAGAGTTCCTTAATGGTCTTACTGTGGTAATGCATAAAACGCTTATGTGCCCTTTCAGGGTTCACAGCGTTATGGATCACCTCATTATAGTAATCCCATATAGGAGCTGTTCTAGCGGTCTCTCTACCGGTAATCTTTGATTGTCCAGTGAGAAGTCCTGCGTTGAGACACCCTAGGTAGTGTAGTTCACCACCCTTCTGTGAGTATAACTGACTATTTACAGTCAAGTACTCAGGGTGGATGTAATTCTTCCCTAATGATAGCTCAAATCCAACATCACGAATCTCTTTCTGCCACAGGTCATATAGATCATCATCGGCTCGGAATAGGATGTCATCCCCATTCACGAGTACCGGAAGGTCACGTACATCGATATCTCTTCCAAGGTATCTCTCAAGTGCTCTCCAATACGCAGTTATGTTGATGATACAGAGGAATGGGAAAGATAAAGTACTTCCCATCAACTGACCAGTCGTCTGCATTACTGGAGTGAGACCACTCTTGGGCGGGTAATGAACCTCCTGCTCATAAAGTACGGATCGCAGGACGTCCAGAACCTTAGGACGTGCTTCGAACAGACCCATCCGAAGCGAGGACTCGAAAGCGGCTTTAGTATGTCTGATATCCAATGAGTCTGTTGCGGCAGAATAGTCGCCACTCACCCATTTCGGAAAATTCAGGCCTAAAGCTTTCTCTCGTTCCTTGAGATCGATCAAGTCTCCAACTTCGAGAGGACGACCCGTGAGAACGAACTGAGGAAATTCCTGCAAATATTTCCATAGAGCCTTTTGATAGAAACGACTGACCCAATAGCGATAACTATCGCCTTTGGTAATCAGCCGAACCTTCAAAGGTTCTAATACTGCAGAAACCATAACCTTGTGTGAACCTTGGGAAGCTAGATGAACTGCTTCGTCGAAAGACGGGAGCACTTTACCCCGAATCTCTTTGGTCACACCTGGTCGAACCTCAACCATACGGATGAGGCCTTCCTCCTGTCGTTCCCTGATCCACTCCCGAGAGCCACCTTCAGATCTCTTTGTTTGAAATGATGCCGCGGCAGAAGCTTCAAATAGTTTCTCCTGTGGGTATCTAAATCTTTCAAAGATCTCTTGGTAGCGCGCGTGGTGATCAGCATCGGGCTCGATTCCTCGTGGTTCTGCCGAAAGTGCCTTACGATGCTTCTCAAAGCTCTGTTGGACAAAGTCCTCAGTAACTGGAGCAGCAGCGCGTTTGACACCTTGAAGGATACCAAAGAAGAGTCGAGCATTCCGATCTGTCTTGGAGACGATACGTGCCTTTAATAGGCGCTTGACCTTTCCAGAGAACAGAGGATTTCCTTTAAATCCCTCTGGTACATCTGGTAGTGGATTGTTGAGAAACTTAGCCATTGGGTACGCTGTACAATACTTTGCGTACTTGATGAACATGGCCGCCGGCCAGTCTCTTGCAACAAGAAAGAAGATCAACTGATCCTCCATCGGAAGAGAGAAGAACTTCGGCACTGAATCGGCAATGACTTCAATGAAGCCTCTTGCTAGAAACAGTGCGTCGTAACAACTCTCGCCCTGTAGGGTAAACAAATTGACCCGTTTACCCTGGACCTCCTGCACACGTAGAAGTGACGCATACCTCATTAAATGAGGTCGCAGCTTCTTCGTACAGGTGAAGGTGGTCCCCCTCCCCGGGCCTCCCCGGGACAGGTTGGCCATAATCCCATCGATTAACGTTAGAGAGTTAATTTTCTCTGACGTCGTT